AACCAGAACATACCGAGCCTATTCTCTATCTCAAGTAGTGTTGACGGTATCGGTAAGCAAGATATTATTAGCCAGAAAACGATTACTTACGGCAACCAAGCCAAACAATATTGGGACTATGAAAGTCTTAACACTGGGGCAAATGCTGTCTATGCGAAATATGGCGTGGTCAATTATCTAGGTAAATTGATATTCCCTGGCTCAAATGGTGTCAACTCTATTGATACTAAGGCTCAAATACAGAATGTGCTGTCACAGTCAATCATTAGCAATCAAATAGCCAATACTTATGCAAGCATTAAAAATGCTAACTTTGACAAGATAGTTGGTACGGCATGGAACAACTATGTACTTATGACTGTCCCATCACAAAGGTACAACTACAATAACCAGATAATTATTTATGACCTTGTGAACATAGACGCCCCTAAGTGGGCTATTTGGGACTTACCTGCTGATTGGATAGGCACAGTATCACCGCCAAACCAGGCAAGTTTCCCCTATATCAGACAAGGTAATAAAATATACAAACTCGTTGAGGGCTTTGTCGCGCAAGATGAAGATACCGCAGGGGTACCGGTACCATTTACTGTGGATGTACGTGGCTCTTTGATGCCGTTTTCTAATGGTCGTAACCATTTTGTGGCAGCGGTCCAGGGTGTGTTTTATGTCACAGATTGGGTTGGTACCGTATATTGTGAGGTGTCATATATCAACCAAAAAGGTAGAGTTAAAACTAAGACTAAATCATTCACTAACGGTAGTGTCATCGCACCCAGCCAAGGTGGTTGGGGCAACCCACGTCTTATGTACAATGGGTTTAAGAACAGGCTTATTGGTTGGTCAACACCCATGCCTGTAGCTTCCGAGAACAGTAGCTCGCTCAAGATATCGAAACGGCTACGAGTGAAACTGCCAAACCCAGTAGTGAATGAAGTTAACTTTAGGATATATAGTAACTCAGACGGTACTTCGTTCGGCCTAAAATCATTTAGCATCGAAAAAGTAGATGTTGGCGTAATAGGTGATATCATATAAACAAAGGATAAACAATATGACTGATGTTACAGATTACATAGCTGAATGGAAGAAATCAAAAGAGTTTACCTATGAGTACACCCATGATTTTCGTGACCTAAATACTATCGCTAATGCTCAATACCCCAAAAGTAATAGCAAGAAGCCAAATGTCGGTGATACAACTATTGCTGGTGCTATCCGCCAGATGATGAATAAAGCCATCAAACAACTGCCTGTTATATCGGTCGCTATCAATGGGTCAAAACTAACTGAACAGGCTCTCATCTGTCGCCATATCGTCAATGATAATATCCTTAACCCTACTAGTTTCGGTAAAGGGTTTATTGGCTCGTTGAAACTTGGTGGCCGTGGTGCAGTCACGCGAGGGTTTAACGCTTTCCAAGTCAAAGCCACCAACTTGTATGGTCAGTATGGAGTCATCCCATCATTGCTACATTTTAGCGATATTGGTATTGAACCAGGCGTACAAGATGCCAACTTATCAAGTTATTTTTATGTCAAAACGCAGTTTACCCCTACTAAGCTCAAGAAAATATACGCGAAAGAGAAAAACAATAAAAACACTACTTGGAATATTAAGGCCGTAAAAGCTCTTATTGATGCTGGCCCTGACGGGACAGGTGCTACTGAATACTCAGAGTGGTTGATACCAAGTGAGCAGACCGCTGCAACATCATCTGATACCTATACGATAGTTACACGCCTCAGTTCTGACCCTGACGATGATATTACTAGTTTCAGCCCCACATTAACACAGAGTATCCGTAACGTGCCAAACCGTTCAAAGTTTGGCTACCCGCGTGTTATATTCATGGTTATTGACCCTGCCGAACTTTCGCCATTCGGTGATAGCCGTGTACGCCTCGCCAGCCCTAACCAGAACTTGATGATGGCATTACGCCAGAACGTAGCTACCACATGGCTCTATAACAGTGACCCAACAGTGGTCAGAACTGGTCTATTCACCGGCTCAACAGCTCTCAAAGCTGGTGGCACTATCAGCTCTACCGACCCAAATGCCAAAGTTGGGCTACTTACTCTTGATACCTCAACCGCTCAACAGTATGACAAAATTAGCCAAGAAATCAGTGGTCAAATCTTGAACATGCTTGGGTATAACCCAGGGGCAAGTCTTGGCGCAATCGGCCAGTCAAAGACGGGTATCGGTGCTCAGACACAGCGAGCTGGTATTGACGACGCCAGCCAAGAGATTACGAATATTGTCCAAGACTTTATCAAACAATACATACTATCCGCACTTGACTTATTCCTCAGCGAACAGGATGATACCGGCATATTGTATGTTGACGATGATACCAAAAAAGATATTGAAGCTATATCACCAGGACGTTTTGGCGACCCGACTAACCCTAATGCGCTTGGCGTGAACTGGACTGAGCTGTATGATTACATACAGAAGATAGACATAACCGTTGATACGACTATCAGTAAAGATGACTTCACCAATGAAAAACGGGCTGAGTTACAAGATACTTTAGTAACTATGAAACAGAACGACAACCCGAATGACCCAGTAGCTGCTCAGAAGGCTAGTATTGTTCAAGATGAGCTTATCGAAGAAGCTGTACCTGACCTGTCTCAGAAACTAGCTGCTATGCCACAACAGCCCCAAATGCAGCAACCACAGCAAATGATGTAATATAACCTACAATCTATTTACATAACGTAGATAAAAATATAACATTAGCTATATGAGTGAAGTAGATTTAGATTATAACTTTAACAGTAGCGTCATGTCAGATGACAATACATCAGATGTTGACCACAATAATGTGTCTATTCTGGTGAAACAGCTCAAAGATATTGATGAGCTTATACTAAAGCATAATACCTTTGACGTAATCGTACAGATACAGGGGGTATCAGTAGAATCACAGATAGCAGCTCACAAATTATTGGTCGGGTACTTGAGACAGTTTAGAGATGATTTAGCTAAAAAAGTAGAGGGGTTAACGTATGGACGATGATTTGGATACAATGTTCAATGATGATAATAAACTACCCACCGAAGTCGTTGCAGACCCGCCTGTTGCAACCGCACCCGATAGTGACCAAACCGGAAGTGGAGATACCCCAGCAGGAGAGGCCGAAGGGGACGCGCCCAAACAACCACAAGCACCGCCAAGTGAAGATCCAAAAGCGCAAGACGAGTCGCCAGTGGAAAAAGGTGAGCCAGCAGCACAAGAGCAGCCAAAGCCGCTAACTGCCGAGGAAGTACGCCAGATTATGTCTGATGTCCGTGACCAAGAGCGAAATAGTGGGAAAGCCTTGGAAGAAGCCGAAAAAGAGGTGCTTGCAGCATACTACCCACAGGGGTTGTCGAACACCTTGGTAGATGAAAGTACCGGCAAAGAGATAAGGTCACCTCAAGACGTGGTAGACCTATCAGGTGGTACTATGACTACTGAACAAGCGACCCAGTGGCTTATGAATGAGCAGTATAAGCTCGACAAGCAAGTAGCTGATATCAAGTCGTCAGCTCGTGAACTAGCTGAGGTAAACTCTAATTTCAAACAAGGTGCCACAAGAGTAATTGAGAAATATAAACCAATCTTTGATAAATACCCTCAGTTGCAGGGTAAAGTCTACAAAAACTACATGAAAACAGTTAAGCTAGACGCTGAAAAAGACCTCATATTGTCTGCCCCTGATATTGAGGATTACTATGCTGATGTTATGGAGCCGTATGTTATGGCATTCGGTTTCCAGCCGACACCAGCCGCCGCACCGGCAGCCGCTATCCCTGTGAGCAAGCAGACGGCAGCAGACCGCATGGATGTAGGTGGTGATGTAGGTGGTGATGCTGGGGGTGGCGATATTGACCCCAACGACGCAGAAGCAACATTAAATAAGTTTTTTGGAGAATAAAACAATGGCAACAGCAATCGACTGGTTCAACATCAAAACTGGTGAAACGGTATATACAAGCCGCCCAGCCCAAATCAAAGGCCTTATTGAGAGTAGTGACCTCGGCGTGAACCGACAGAGTGATGTTGGCTGGCGCTTAGGTAAGGAATGGGTCGCTAAGTTACGCAAAGCTCGCAATAACCGTGAGATGATGGCTAACCTTGGCAAAATGTCAGGTGGCGATGTTACCGATACGCAACTATTAGTAGCCATATTCAGTATTGAAGCTGAGGCTGATAAGCAAACCAACCTCGACAAAGAAGATGCACCGTTTGAGCAAGAGTACCTTGATAGCATCCGACCTAAAAGTAGTAAGTAGTTTCTAAGTCTCGTTCGCCAATATCAAGATGGGAGGTTCCCTGTACATCGTTCTCGATGAGGAAGTCTCCCTTTTTGCTAAAGTAATAATGGATAGCGGTGAACATATACCTGATAGCATCAGCAGCATGGCTCTCGCTCTTGTGGTCTGCACCAATGTAGTCACCAGTCTCAGGGTTATACTTGCGCCTGTAGATAGGGAGTTTTCGGACAAGTGAAGCTGTAGTCCCTATATTTATGACTACTTTTGGTAGCCTCTCTAGCACTCGGTCAATACCAATACTGACGCCCTCACGACGCAAGGTGCTGGCGTTCATAATGCCATTACGGTAGAGGTAGTCTAGGCGGCTAACATTATCATTCATGCTGCGGACTGCGCTGTCATGGGGCAGGAAGTGCCAACCATAGTTATATGGCTTAGTTTTTAGGAATGGCACGACACTATTAAGGGCAAAATCTGATGTCTCTAAGAAGTCGATAATGCGTATTTGACCGTTGAAATACTGAAAAAAGACAATGGCTAGGGCGTCAGACATACCTAGATCCCAGGCTGTATAGACAGGGTATGCTGCATTATATGGGTAGATGCCAATACCACCGTTAGTTTTGAGCTGCGATATAATTTGCCCATAGTATGATGTTTCACTGGCTTGCCCCCAGTCGAGCAGCATCTCTTGTCTAAACTTGAAGTCATTACCATTACGCAAGATATACCCTTGTCGCGTCCTCTCAAGCTCATCTGGCGTCATATAATGAGTGGCGTCGATATAGCAGGTGTACTTTGTACCGGTCTTATCAGCTTTGAACGCTTCGTGCATACGGTGCATAGTCTCACCATTGATACCATCTATTTTTGGCGTACCGGTGTATATTCGCTTGCCTTTGTTGCGCTCAGTGATAGGGGCAATCACGTTGACTGCCTCAATAGGTTGGTCGGCAAACTCATCAAACCAATAGTTCTTACCGTTCGCACCTCGGAGTGCCTCGGTATTAGTCGCACCAAGCGTCATAAATATAGAGCCATTGATAAGCTCCATCCGCATATCATCTTCGCTGTTTGATTGTCGGGCGACTAATGGCTTTGGCATGTGGTCAAGTGTCTTGAACCCATCATCCTCGATGTTATTCCAAAAGTTACGGAAGCCCATTTTTGCAGTAGGGTATACAGCAACGGCTGTTTGCACCCTTCGTACTAAGTCCGGTACGATACCCTCGCTGAATGTTGTCGTCGTTTTCGCGCCACGACGGGCTATAACAAGCAGGAGCTCATCAATCTTTGGATCATTGAACGCTTGGACTATCTCTTTTTGATAGTCTCTTAGGGGTAGTCTGTGTTGTGGCACCTGCATTTTCTATAGTATAACAAAGTTTTGTAATTATACTTGTTATCCTTTATAATTCGTGGTAACAGAACCAGCACACAAATAACTTTTAACGATAAGGATTTATCATGGCTTCATACTACGGTATTCGTACTGCTACGTTTCTTGACCGCCGCCTAAAGGCTGGCTCGACTGTTGCTAAATATCTTGACGCTAACGGTGTCAACACTGTTGACGCTGCAACCGTCCGCGTTCTTAACATTGACATCGACAGCTCTAGCCTCGGTGTTTATGACGAGACTGCAACTACACAAACTGTAACCCTCGCTGAATACGGCAAGCAAGAGTGGACGCTTGACTACAACTACTTCGTATTCCTACGCATCCAGGACACTCAGGTTCAGGACACGCCAGTCGGTACGCTCGTACAGGAAACTGCACAGGCTTGGATTGACGAAAAGTTCGTTCCTGACTTCGATGAGTATTGTCTTTCTAAAGTAATCGCTGCACGACCAAGTGGTAACATCGTTACCTGGGACGGCACTACCTTGACCGGTCTAAATGGTTTGCTACAGAAGTTCTACAATACCGTTACTGTTGTCACCAACGGTGGTGGCGATGCTAGTAACAGTGTTGCATGGGTACCAAGTACCTTCGCTGACCAACTTCGTGCTTTCATCACTACTTTCGATGGTAGCGATAAGGGTTACACGGCTGGCTTGAATGGCTTGCTTGGTAAGCTCAAAAACGTAATGGTTGTTGAGACTGTTGATGAGTACTTCTCAGCTTACCCAACTGTTAAAGCAGTTGTCGCTGATAAGAAAGCTATCGCAGCTCCTACCCAGAAGATGACCCCTAAGAATGGTGGTCGCAAGTTCATCAAGGATGTTCCTGGGTTTGGCGGTTCTGAACTGCAACTTCGCGCTCGTGGTGGCGCATTCATTCTTGGACGCAAAGCAAGTGCAATTGCAACGCTCCAAAGCTCAAGTTCTTAACAGATTGAGCAAAAAGCATAAGAGGGCTGTAAAAGGCTCTCTTTTTGTTGTACTATTAAGTCATGGCATCAATAAATCTTATCAAAGCATCAGATGGTACCGGCAACGCTAGTACCGCTACAGTCCAAACAGTCCGTAATTCAGGCGTAACAACAATAATCGTCGATACAGTAAATAACATCCCAGCAACATTTATGGGTAGCATGGGGACACCTCATACATTCGTAGACCCTGTAACAAGTGAAGAAATAACGGTTATATCAGAAGCAACCGCGGTAGACTTCACTGGTCATGTCAGTGGCGCTAACCTTGAAATAGACAGTATTGCGCCTGGCTATACAGACTTGGGTAGTGCTGTAGGTGACATCGTAGTTATACGACCTACGACTGACTGGGCCAATAATCTGGCTGATACGCTGGCTGCTTCACATGACAACGACGGCACACTAAAAGCTGGTGCAGTCACGAACGCGAAACTCTCCACAACCGCTGGTGAACCTGGTGGGGCATGGAAAGCATGGACACCAACGTTCACAGGGCTTACTGTCGGTGCTGGTGGAACGCTAACCTGTGCGTATACGCAAATCGGTAAGACAGTCCATGGACGGATTTTTTGGAAGTTCGGTACTGGCTCGGCAGTATCTGGCGACGTTGCCGTCACTCTTCCTGTCACCGCCAAAGCCTACCCAAGTACAGCCAACATCGCCCCAATCGGGGTAACGGCAGCTTTCGACGGGTTCAGCGTGATTATGGGGTTCGTCGGCATGCAAACCACTACCTCAGCAGTCCTCCGGCCAACTGCCACAAACGGCGCCTTTTTAGGGATCACGACTTATTCGGCCACAGTACCATCCACATGGGCAACCAATCACGAGCTGACGGCAACTTTCACTTATGAGGCTGCCTAGGCCATGCCAGAAGAAATCTCACCACCAAAAACAATAGAAGAAGTAGGTATACACCTTGTCTACATGGCTGTAGCTCAGAACGCCACTAACGCATCCCTAAGAGAACTCAAACAGACACTCAAAGACATGCAGCAAACGCAAGTGCCACAGGTAGACTTCGACGAGCATGTCATTTGGGGCAAGGCTGTTGTATTAGACCATGACACCCGAATTACGAAGCTAGAGCGTGCCAGTGAACTAGAGAACTCAAGCACGATGCACAAGGTACTCAAAGTACTGGACGCGAAGATTGTCAGCCTCATCGTGCTCATCATGTTCGGCACGTTCCTCTATGGCACGTACATCATGGTCAAGTACAACTACTACAAGAGTCTGCCACCTATTGAGGCAAGCAAGTGAAACAGCTCGTCAACCCGAACCTCGACCCGACAATCTTCTCTGGTGGGTGGGTGCTTAACGACTGGCTCGGTTGGTGTCTAGCCTATACAGAGGTAGCGTTTGGTGCAGACCGAGTAAGTGCCACGGCAACCGATGAGTGGAACCGCATCAGTTTTAGGCATGAAGATAGAAACCTCCCATCAGGTGTCTATGTGCCTGTCTGGTTCTCACACTTCGGCACATACAACGGCGTCTATAAGAACTGGGGGCATGTCGCTATCTATAAGGACGGCACAATCTGGTCAAGCCCTATCTCTCACAAACCCTACGCTGATATATGGACATCAATCGAACAGGTCGAGCAGAGGTATAACTGTAAGTTTATTGGTTGGAGCGAGGACATCGGCAACGTAAGAGTAATCGAGGAGGAAGATATGACAATACCAGACGCAGATAACTACTATTGGCGGTATGGGCAAGACTTAGCGGAACGGCTTAGAGGCAGACAACTGTCGCGAGACGAGTTCAGACAGCACTTGGTTGGTCAAACTGACCTCCGAGCCATCGAGATACTGTCGGATGACCCTGAAGCTGATACAACCCAACACGCACAGACCATCGGCGTCGTGGCGCTCCGCGATAACTGGCAGGGGCAAATGTATGCCTTACAGCAACAACTCGCAGACACCAAAGTAGCCCTACAGAACGCCGAAAACAAGCCACCTGTTGAAGTCGTCAAAGAAGTTGAAAAGATTGTTGAAAAGTCAGTATACATCAACGACCCGATACTAGCCAAAAACACTCAAGATACCCTGACGATTGTTAAATCCATCAAGGGTATGCTTATTAACTTCATAGGGGTAGTAAAAAACTTTATTAAGAAAGGCTAAAAATGAAACTCTGTATAACTAAAAAACAAGCGTTAGACATAGCAAAAGTGGCTGGTTACGTTGCTATCTCAGCAGTACTAGACTATCTCATCAGCATTACAACTGCTACAGAGTTCGGGCAACTGACACCAGTAATTAACATCGTACTCGTGGCGTTCAAAAAACTTGTAACCGCTGAGAAATAACGTGGAAAAAGGGTGGCACTACGAACAGAACGTCCGGATAAGCCACCTTGCCAGTGAAATGGTGCGGTTATTCGTTTCAGGCCATGACGCCGAGCAGACGGCTCAGTATGAAGCGGTACGCAAAGAATACTTACGCCAACAGCTTGTCAAAGGTTGGCATGATGTGGGCTATATACCGCCACCTGAGCATGTAGTCGGGTAAACTAGTAGCTAAAATAATAGCTTATGCTTATAATAAAAATGAGTGTTGTACGTTAAACGATATCTAGCCTCCTAAACTCAACTCGTCTATCAAAATAAATATAAGGTCATACACTCACCTGACATACTCCCTCTTAGCAAGGGAGTTTTGTTAAAAAAACAACCACCCAAGAGTAGCATAGGAGCGCTAAAAGGGTGGTTGTTATGTAGTTATTTTAGCACAGTCCAATTTTGAACGGATATTGTCGATAATAGCTTTATCAGTCTTTATCTCGATTACGGTCAGTTGCTCATTGTATTCAGGGTTGAAAGCAAGAAGCCTGGCGCTATTTAGCTCACATATCACCATGCCAAAATGTATCTGAGCAAGGTAATCAAGTGGTATCTCACCATTCACTAGTGCCTCATGCCGAAGCCCGTTAGCACACTTCACTTCTAGTAGTATGTCACCAGTGATACCATCAGGACTATAACCAGCGGTGGGGTATTTACTATTGGTGATAAACCCTGGCCGGAGCACGTCTGTCTCGTAGTTATGCTCATACTCACGGATTGCGATAGGCTCAAGCAGAGTGCCACGCATCATGTACTTGTTTGCTGTGATAGCACTATCATCTGGTAATGGCTTGCCTTGGAGCAATTTGATTGCGCGTGAGCCTGTCCACTTACCTTTTCGTAGTTCATGCCACTCAGGACTTCCTTGCTTGACATTATGGATAACTATCACAGCATCCTCTCTATCTCAGCCATAACCTGTGCAGCGTTCTCAGGATAAACAGTTGCAGAATGGAACATACCCTTTAATTTAGCTAGTTGCTGAGGTTGTAATGGCTGATACTTAGCTTTCTCTGACTTCTTGAACTCAAGCATCGTCCAGCCGCCACCAGGCATTAGTACGGTACGATCAGGTGTACCCATCGGTACACCAGGACCGGCATTGTTCTTAATGACATAACAGCCCTTACGTCGTAACTTTTCACAAAACTGTGCTTCAAACTCAGTTTCAGTCATTGTCTAAGTTCTCCGCTAACATCTCTAGTCCCTTTTGTGATTGTGCAAAACCCCTTAACCATGCAGCAGTCATTACTTTATTCTCAGCTATATAGTAACCCTCAGCATCTTTGATAGCTCCGGCCGGTGCTGTCAGGAGTGTGTAGTCATCGACATAGACATCCTCACCACCTAGCAGAGTAATAGTACGGGTAAGGCGGCCGTCAATCTGGTCAAATACGAGTTCGATAGCGCGGTATCGGCCCTTACGGACATTCCGCAGTAAGTTAGCGACTATGACATGCTTTACCTGTGGCATCTTCTGTGGTGGCTTGAGGTTTACGTCCTTGCCAGCTTGGATAGCCTTTTTGACGCGCAATATAGCCGGTATAATCTGCTCTGGCATAGTACGCATCCGGCTGAGTGTCTCACGCAGCTTTGCGGTTGCAGGGTCATAATTATCGTCTTGCACTGGTGCTACGGTTTCAGGGGCCCCGAGCGCTTTCTGCTCACTATGCTCGACATCAATCGCTTTCAGATACCGGACATAGAACTTCGGTATCTTGATGTGTATAGGTGTTTCGAGTAACCCCTCAATACGGTCAAACGACATTTTGGCGGCCGCTATATCATCTGTATCAGTACAAATGTCTATCAGTGACATGAGAGTACGCTCATCGACAGTGTTACTTTTAGATTTCTTCTTTACCCAGTACTCATCATAGGGAAGATGTATAAACTCCTCAAATTGATCTTTCAGTGTTATCATTACATATCCAATGCTAATAGTTGATTAAGGCTGTCATTAACCTCTGGTGTCGTCTCAAGCTCAACATCACTGTCAAACTTCTGGAACATACCCCACCGCGTCCTTATTTCAAGCAAATCTTCTGCTGGCCAGCCATTACATACATAACGAGTAATAATTTTACCGTCCTGCCTATACGCCGACCGTTCATACCCTGCAATCTTTGCAGCGTGGGCAATTGACTTTTTGCCAAGTGCCGTATAACTCCGCTCATCACACCACTTCTGGTAGTCACGTGTCAGTTCAGTAAAATTAGTGAAACCCCATATATCATTACGCACTAATTCCTCGAAATACGTCTCAGCAGTATTCACTTCTTCATCGTAGTCCTCTTTGGCTTTAATTGTCTGTTCACTAAAACTATAGCTATAGCCATTATCTTTGATTTTAACCGTTGTACGGAGTATTTCACCCAGTAAGTCTGACAAGAACCCAGGTCTTGCGAACAAGCGTTCATCGAACGTATTGTCCTGTGGAAAACTCGCTCGAAATGGGATAGTGAACGTGCGACGTCGAACACCTTGGGTCTTGTCAGCGAAAGTCGGTATGTTGTTAGCATTGAAAATAGTATGAACATTACCGTCAACCATCACTCCGTCCTGGCTGTTGAACTTGTGGACGTTAAAAGTGCTATGTTCAGCTAGGTTCTTATACCCACCAGTGTCTTTGATGTGCCCGTCGTTACTTTCAAGACAGACGTTACCAAGACGCCCGTTGACCATTGGCGTATCACGCTCATCCTCAATCTGCTTGACAGTAAGCTGGCTGAACCACCGGTTGTGCGAGTACGGCGCGTCGGAGCCAAAAATAGCATACAGTGCCTTAAGTGTGGTCGATTTGCCATTGGCTCCATTACCGAGGAACCAGAACACGCCAAATGGTTTCTTCGCCATAAATATGGGCGCTAATGCCTGAATAATATCATCGGCTAAACCTGTATCACCTGATGTGACTTCCTCAAGCCATTCACGGTGTGACATACCATCACCAGGGTTGATTGCAGTTGTGTAAACACAATCGTCATTTGATATGTCAGTGGTAAACTTGAGTTTTTCCATATCCCATACTCGGCCATCTGGCATAGCTATGTAGTGAGCGTACTTCGTCAGATCCTCGGAGTTGGTAAAAAAATAGTGCTGCAAGTCTTTGATCTGTGTCTGGCGTACTCCGGCACCCAATGTTGCATAACAGATACGAGCAAACTCGTCAGAAAAGAGTGTCTCCCACCCATTACTGTCAGCATATAATATCGTACCCCTGAACCGAACAATGCGGTAGCGCATGTTTAATTTCGCTACCTGCTCTTGTTTGAGGTTCATCTTCCCCTCAGTTGTTGATAACTCATTTTTTGCCATTGGTACCCCCCATGATGGCTGAAATAACACATTTTGTAAATACGCTAGTGGTAGCGTGTGGATAACTATTTAGACACTATAATTTTAATCCAAAAAGCTCATGTCAATCTCGTCTGTTTCTGCGCTGTCACCGTAATACGCATCTGGTTCGTTAGACATCTACAATCTCCGCTTCTGTAATTAGGGGGTTAGTCATGGTTCAAACCTCGGTAGCTTCTTGGGTGTAAGATGGGGTGTAAGATGGGGTGTAAGATTGTCATTACTCAACCCCTCAATCTTTCCTTCAAG